ACACAGTCCTAATACTGTTGCTGGCATTAGGACTGTGTGGTGGTGTACTCATATGGCGACTTGTATCTTTATCATCCTCAATGCTATAGCGAATCACGGGTGGGGTCTCATTGGATTATAGTACCAAGGGGTGGGTTCACCTACCCAATATGGTATCCCACTTTCGTTCCATATTCGAAAAAGTTATATGCATATAACAAAATGTTCTAAAAAAGGGGTTGTGCGATACATAGAGTGGTGGTATAATAGTACCCTATTGAGATGAGAGAGAAGATGATTATGAAAGACAGAATATTCAATTACGCCAAGACTGATGATACTCACGTGTTCTACTTCAATCGTGTTGCAGACCGCTTCACCAACAAGATGGATTGGTATGACAATGATAACGTTGACATGGTAGTTGTCGATGCAGCCAATACTTCACAAGAGACTGACAACATTTTCTCTTTCCTCTACCAAACGATACCAAACGATGAGTTATATGCTTATAACAAAATGTTCTAAAAATAAGTGAAATAAGTGTTGCATTCTTGTTCTAATAATGAGATAATAGTACCCTATTGAGATGAGAGAGAAAGTTATGATTAAATATGTATTGAGAAACGTTGTTAATGACCAGTTAATAAACTGTAAGATGTTCGACACTATGGTCGATGCCCTTAACTACAGACATACTTATCTTGAACGTGATGTTGCTTGGGTCGATCAGGTGGAGGTGAAGTAATGGAATTGTTAACTAATATACTAACTTGGTTGTTGGTAGTTATTTTTGCGGTGTTTTTGGTCAGTGGTTCTCTCGCTGCGATGTATGAAAGAGACGAAATTCGAAAAGGTATGCGTGAAGGTAAAAACGACTACTATGGTAATAAAATTGAAGAGGAAGATAAATAATGTTTAATCAATATACTTGTAATGTTGTGTACGGTTCTACTGGTGAACGTTCTATGTTCATGGGAATGGACTTGACTTGTGATATGAAAGTCTCTCACGCACTTGGTGAACGCCCTGTCGTTGACAAAGAGATCCAACTCGGTCGTGAAAAATATAAAGTTGGTGAACTTTTGAATTCCGCAATTGGTTTGAAGTATGACTTGATCCTCCGCATGATGATGCGTGACGGAACTATCGATTACGACACGGTTGTTCGTGTTGGTTATGTTGGTCGTCTCCGTGAAGTCTACGTTGTGAAAGACAAAGAAGCATACCGCATCTTTGGTAAGACTTACTATGGGTTGTATAACAATGATTAGTGGTGAGTTTCTTTTTTCTGATATTATTTCTCTTGCCATATTCTGTTTACTTATGGTAGTATGGTGGGAGGTAAAGGGGAAAGGAAATGACGAATAAAAAGAAACATGGATTGGGTAAGACCTCCAATCCTGTCGCTAAGTTCGCTAAACGTTTCAACAAGTCTGCGGTTATGGTTGACCGTAAGAAAGAAGAGAGACGTACCGGTGGACGTTGGAACCTTGATGATGATTTTTATGATAGTGCAAGTACGGTTGTATCAAATGTTATTGGTATGTACGAAGATGGATATACCACCATTCAAATCGCCACGGAATTAAAATTGCCCATTATTAATGTAGAGAATATCGTTTCTTGTGTTTGGGATTGTGAGGACTTTGATTAATGAATGTATTTCGATTAGATGATGATCCTGTGAAAGCTGCGCAGTTGATGTGTGACAAACATGTAGTCAAGATGGTTATCGAATATGGTCAACTACTGTCTACCGCACATCGTGTACTGGATGGTGAGTTGTATTTGGACAAGACCAAGAACGGTAGTAAAATCAAACGGTGGAGGGTTACAGAATCTGCACGTGAGGAGTTGTTGTACAAGGCATCTCATGTCAACCACCCATCTAACATCTGGTGTCGCGAGAACGATAAGAACTATCGTTGGTTATACAAACACTTCAAGGCCACTGCAAAGGAGTATGAACACCGGTATGGACGTGTTCATGCGACCTACGACAAACTATCCGGTATGTTATGGTTTGCGCCTAAGAACATCAAACAGACCGCCTATGAGTCAGTTATGCCACAGTGTATGCCTGACGAATGTAAAAGAGATAGTGTAGTTGACGGATACCGTACCTACTATGTACAGGAGAAAAAGTACTTTGCCAAATGGACAAAACGCGAGACACCAACTTGGTTTGTATCTCCTTAGAGTGATGTTAATATTTTGGTTGGCGTTTAGTGTAGACAATGAGGATGACCTATATGGAGTGATGTCGAGTATTCGTAGACTGAATGAATGTAAAAAAGTGGTAAATTTAACTTGACAGTGGTAAGGAAATGATATATAATGTCTAAACAAATGAGATATCTTAAACTCAGATCTGCGCAACAAAGATTACAGAGTCAAAGAAGATCACGAAGAATGCAAGTTCTGCATGAACAAGAAATTAATAAAATTGAAGGAGAAGACCCGTTATGTCCTACACGGAAAAGCAGTTCAAAGAAGACGTAGAAGTAACTAAACGTATTCTGAAAGACACTTATGTCAATAACATCATTTACGTCCAAGAACGTATTAAAGATGGTGCTGATGAAAGTGAGTTAAAAAACATCGAAGATCTTATCATTGCAAACGAACGATTAATCGTTTACTTTGATGAAGGTGATGATTGGGTAAAACAACTACATGAAGAGGCCTCAGGGTCAGGAGATGATAATGGAACAAGCAGTGAACGAACTAACACCGGAGATGATGAAGAAGCAGTCGCTCGAATTGAAGAAGCAAGGAATAGTTGATGCTTTGAAAGAGGGTATCGTGCACCTACAGTTCAAGAAGGTGAATGGTGATCTTCGTAATATGATTGGTACTTTGAGTTCCGAACATATTCCGTTAGACAAGGTACCCGAAGAAGGTAAGGAACGCAAGAGTAATGAAGAACTAGTTGTTCTATTCGATACCGAAGTGAATGACTGGAGATCTTTCCGTACTGAAAACCTTGTAGAATATCGGTGTGAAGCATGGTAGTAAAACGCAAACGTAAACCAATGTCTGATGCCCAACGTGCCGCTGCGAGTGAAAGACTCGCAAAAGCACGAGAGGCTCGTGGTCATGATGGTTCCAAATCTGTCCATCCTTTATTGTTGGATATGGATGAGGATAGTCCGATACATTGGAGAAAGGTTCGCGAGTGGGTTAAAGAAATAGGTGTGGAACTTCGATCCAAGAAGGCACAACGACTGTCGAAGGATTCTAAGGAAAGACATGAGTATCAGACACTAGAGGTATATCTCGGAAACCTGAAAAGGTATCTCGACTCTAGTATCTGGTTAGATGCACGTTATGGAAGACATCGAGAAGGTAAGATGGGTACTGTCGTTCATGCTATTGCATACTTTCCTAGTGGTCGTCCCAAGAGAGTTGTGGGATGGTTTTATAAAGATATCGGTGAATATACCGAGGAGATGAAAGAGAATGACGATAGAATTTACGGTACCGAATCTGAGTACCGAAGAGACGAACACAAGCGAAAACTTCATGAACAAGAAGAGGTTCTCGAAGATGGTGGAGAGGACAGTTCGGAGTTCGGAACTTAACTATATGGACTCTATTGTTCATATGTGTGAACAGAACAACATGGAAGTCGAAGATGTTAAGAAGTACTTGACACCTTCAATTATAGATTGTCTTGAAACCGAGGCAATGAATTTGAACTTCCTAGAGAAAACTAATTCTCTGGATGTTTAAAATAACACTTGACTTATGTGTATAAATAGGTTAGAATACTATGGTACAATCAAGAAACATTTGAAAATACGCTGTGTAAAAAAACTGTAAATAAACTGAAAACGCTGAACATACTGGAGAAAACATATGTCTTTTGCAAACCTAAAAAGTCGTTCTACCGACATTTCTAAATTAGTATCTGCCGCTCAAGAAGCATCTGGTACTAACACCAAAACCAATAAGTACGATGACGAACGTAAGTGGAAACCAACCGTTGATGATAACGGCAATGGTTACGCAGTAGTCCGTTTCCTTCCTGCAATGGAAGGTCAAGATATGCCTTGGGTACGATATTGGGATCACGGATTCAAAGGCCCTCAAGGTCAATGGTACATCGAGAAATCGTTGACTACCATCGGTCAGAAGGATCCTGTATCCGAACTGAATTCACGTCTGTGGAACTCGGGTATCGAAGATGACAAAGAAACTGCACGTAAACAGAAGCGCCGTCTTCACTACGTGTCTAATATCCTTGTGGTAAACGATCCTGCAAACCCATCGAACAATGGTAAAGTATTTTACTATGAGTTTGGTAAGAAGATCTTTGACAAGATCATGGATCTGATGCAACCACAATTCCCTGGCGAGACTCCGGTCAATCCTTTCGACTTCTGGAATGGTGCTGACTTCGAACTGAAGATTCGTAATGTTGCGGGTTACCGTAACTATGATAAGTCGGAGTTCAAGTCCACTTCTGCATTGTTTGATGCGGATGAGACTAAACTCGAAGCCACTTATAATCAACAGTATGATTTGGGTGAGTTCGTAGATCCTGCTAACTTTAAAACCTATCAGGAATTAGAGTCACGTCTGGAATTGGTATTGGGTACTGCGGTAGGTGCTAACACCACTATCCGTAATGAAGCATTAACTCAGACTGCGGAAGCGAACGTTGGACGTTCTGCACCACAACCAGAGATTGTTTCTGCTCCTGCACCAACGGTAGGTGCTGTCGCGGAGGAAGATGACACACTATCTTACTTTGCGCAGATGGCACAGGAAGACTAGTAACACGGGGGGACGCAAGTCCCCCTTTTTTTATGCTACAGCATAAGTCCTATCATTATAATCAACTGTTGGTTGATTCTGTGTCATAATCGCAGCAGTACTTTGATTGTTGTTGGTAGTCACGTTCTGTGACGATGGTGCAACTACGGTAACTGCGTTTCTACCACTAGAACGTGCATTCTCTCTAGACATATTATCAACATCCATACCACGATTCTTTTTGATTGTTTCAATCTTTGCGAGTTTATTATCTGTGTTAGACAAGATGCGTTGTCCATATGCGCCGGACTCTTCTAGATCCATACCCTTGTACTTACCAGTAGACTTGATCTTTCGCAGTTTCTCTTCGTCTCTGAGCAATCTTTCTTCGGCACGGAGATCCATGTCTGCCTTTGCTTTGGCACGTTTCTCTGCTTTGGTCTTCTGTTTGGCGATGTATGCAGGATCGTCTTGATCTTTAATGAATGCCATAGTCTCTGCGTCAACTGGTTTCTTAGGATTAGTCTCTGCTTTGGCAACCGTCTTCATTACTTTAATTGTCTCGGCATCCACTTCTTGGGTTGATGCAGCTGCCGCAGTTGGTGTTGCTACAGGTGTTGTCTCTGGCGCGACTGGTACTTCTTCATCCGAAGAGAATGGATTCAACTTACCAAAGAATCCAGTAACCATATCTATACTAGGTAACTTACCTTTGATCCACTCAATAGCATCATCTATCAATCCAGAAAGCATGGCACCTATGTCCTTAACAGATTCCATGAAGTCGAATCCTTCCCACCATGCTTTGGCGGCATCCATCATCTCACCTAGTTTTTCTCCCGGCCGCCTGATGAAGTCTTCGATCTCAACCATAATAGAGGAGAACATTTCTTCGAATGTAAACGAGTCTAAGAATGCTGATATCTTATCACCCCCTAACATACCTACTACCCAAGAGAGACCGTCTTTAAGAATATCCACCACACTAAAGATGGCGGCATTTAATCCCGCAGTAAGGAATGACATCACACCACCAATTATGTCACCTGACTTAAACTTGTCTATTGATGCCTTGATTCCTGCATAGATACCAATAGCAATAGTTAAAGGCCAACCTAAAATTTTACCAAGTGCAGTGAATGCTCTGAATAATGAGGGAGCAATTGCTTTCATCTTCGTAATGACACCACCCATCTTACTAGTGGTATCCTTTAGTGTTTTACTTGTATCGCTTGCACCAAATAGTGCAGTCTTTGCTTTACTGAATGCATCACCAATTGCTTTGAATGGTTTCATAATGGCATCTTTCAATGCAGTTATCTTACCACCAATCATAGCGAAGAACCCAGTAACCGCTGTCTTAATTTTCCCAAACTGTGCTACAATCTTGGATGACTTAAAAGAATCCTTCAAATTTTCCACTGTCGTAAGGATTCCAAGGGCAATTCCTTTGACTGGTTTCATAATGGCATCTTTGAATGCAGTTATCTTGCCGCCAATCTTAGTGAAGAACCCACCAATGCTAGTGAAGAACCCAGTAACCGCTGTCCTAATGCTGAGTAATTTCTTTACGAACGAATTTGTATTGACAACTGCTTTACCGTCTACACCTAACTTGAATGAATTTAGAAATTTAGTGAACTTGGGGAATGCAAATTTCTCGGAGAACCATGCCGATAAAGATCCTTTTAACTTATTAAATCCCTCCGTCATTTTCTTCATAACGTTTGAACCGAGTGCCTTATCAATTCCCAGTCTAATAACGCTACCTAGCGAGGTGATTATTTTCTTCATTGTGTTTCCGAAGAAATTAAAAGTACCCTTTACCACCTTACCGAGATCTTTGATGACACCGAACCATCCTTGAACAAGACCATTAACAAAACCTGCGAAAGCAATACCAATTGTCGCAAGAGAACCAAGACCACTAAAGGCACCCTCTATCTCTGGTGTTGCACCACCAGAAGGTGCAGGTGTTGCACCCCCTGACTTCTTATTACCATCACGCCTTGCTTCTTCGTTGTCACCGCGAGAACCTCTGAACTCTGCCAGAACTTCTTTCATAGTCTTATGTAACGAGGCATCATTGCGCAGACCTTCTGATCCTTGCTTTATAATCTGCTCGTTCTGCTGACCATTCGTGGATTGCAACGAATTGATTGCATTCTCTAGGGCATATGGTTTGTTTTCTGGCATTGCATCTTATCCATTTTGTTGTTCTTGTTTAATTCGGTCATTCTCTTCCTTCACATAATCAACTAACATACTAACGTATATCTCCCTTTCCCACGGCATCATTGTCTCTATTTCTGCTAGACTATAATTATGATGTTGCATCAACGAAAAGTTAGTCTTATAATGATTGACTAAGTTATCGTGAGAAAGGTTTAGGATAAAAAATCCTGCATCCCCTTCAATACCACCGTGTTAGTCTCTCCGCAACTTTCGCAAGCAAACCTTTCGGTGTGCATTAGGGCTGGCATTGCTTCGAGGTAGTCACCAACTTTCTTAAACTGTTCTTGTGTCATTGACTCGATGAACTCTAGCACTTCGGCATGGGTTGCATCTTTAGTGTCGGTTCGTTCGTCTTCGGTTAGGATCGCGGCAATGGAGTTGGCAACTAAACCAAATCCTACCTCTATCTGATTACCTTCAAAGTTTGTATTCTTTACTTGATTATACTTCGGATATGTCATCTCCAAACTAATATCATCTGTTAACTGTATGATGTTACTGACACCTTCGGGAACAATAACCTTGATAGACGATATATCAATAGGTCGTTCGTTCTGATGTTCGCATTCAGTACACTTCAATAAGATTGTTGATGATTCGCCTACTGACTTTGATCTGACTTGAGTAAACATATACTCAATATCAAATGTTGTTAAGTCTCCCTCATCAATGTCTTCGTATACACACGCAAGTAGAGTATCGACTACTGCGCCTAACGTTTGTTTCTGATCACCTGTCTCGAATGCTATCATCAATACCTTCTCTTCCTTTACTAAGTAAGGGCGGTACTTGATCTTCTGTCCTGATGATGGTATAATCAATTCATACTTTGGTGTTGCGTTTAGTTTTGGTAATGCCATAATATTCTCCAATAATTAACCAAATAATTTTGCAAAGACTCCGCTTATCGCACCACGTGCAATATCTTCGCCTTCTTTAGTGTAGTCACCGACCACACTTTCCCAATCAGTGTACGACAATTGTACACTCAATTCCATCACACCTTCTTCACCATTTCCCAATGTTTGATCGGTCAATGTTGTTGGAAAACACTCCAACAGGTTGCATGTGTATGTAGTCTTCATAGAAAAAGAACCACCTAGATCTAGTTCACCTTGCGAGAGGTCAAATGGCCCCACTTTCGGTAATCTGTTTCTTAGGAACGATGGTACCTTATCTACAAATCCCAATTGTTTCTTAATAAGACTTAATCTCAGACCTCTCTCCAAGGTCGAAACCTTAACATCCCGCACATATTCATCGAAGTACCCAATCTCTCGGGTAACAGGATCATGTGCTAACGCTTGCCATGCTTCGAAGTACTGACGAACCACGTGGTTATTTGCCACAAGGAATGTCATGGATATATCAGTAGTTGCATAACCATTTGCGATCTTGCGCATGGTCGTACCCATCTGATAATCAACAGAGGTTATCTGTCTGCCCGGCAATGAAGCAACTGTACAGAATAGATTTAATTCTCTTGCATCTACCGAGAAGTTTGGTAGTTGAGGTAATTGCACCATGAACTGGTTTGCTTTCGCAAGTCCACCCGAACCACCTATTTGACCCTTTAGGTCTTCTATCGAAAATCCTGCACTCATCGTATCATCTGCCTACTATCGTAATGAACCTTGTAACTGTTTCGTTTACGGAATTGTGCGGTCGGTAGAAAGATTGCAATCTCCCACTCAGGTGCAGGTACTTCCGCAAAACGACTAGTGACCTGAGAGTTCAAATAATGTTTTACACATGGTTTGAAGTATCTCAGGTTCGAAGATTTCTTTAACATTCGGTATGTCAATGAAAACTTTGCATCGTCTGTCAACTTACTACCTTGAATGTCCATGAGGTTGGCAAAGAATTGCATCCTCAACTTGGGTGGAAGGTAGTGTAGATTCAATCCTAAGAATCCACCCTTCGCAGGCCCAATGACAATCACCAATGGAAATTCATCATAGTATGGTAGTTTGTCTTTATGTTTAGGATCATAGGTAAACATGAACATACCACCAATGATCTGTTTAGATCTTGCCTTGAGAGGTTCTTCCTTCATCAAAGCTTCACGGTTGATACTACGCATGTTCTGTGCTTTCTTCAGAAACCAAGCACGACTTTCATCGGTGCGTGGTTTAATACCCGCACGGAATGCTTGTCGTTCTAATCTGTTAAAAATTTCAGACATGTGTCTTCCTGTTAAAATCCATGTCTTTATTTATATGTTTTCCCATGAACCCCCCAATCTTTTTCTCTGAGTATAAAGTCGGGTTTGACGAAATCTATAAACTTAGATATAGGGTCTGTGGTGAGATTCCACTCAAGGAAGTTTGCATACTTCTTGTTTGCAAAAAAAGAACGGACGGTATCTTCATGTTCCTCTCTATCATTACGGAACCATTCCAACATCTCATCGTGTTCGAGGTCATGATATTCGCAACAACGTCTCATGTAGTCACCGTCTTTGTGTCTACGTTTACTGTCCAACCATGCTTCCATCTCGCGAGTCTGCAATATGAAATAAGAATCTGGATGTTCGTTGTAGATCCTCTGGAACCACTTGACACCATCTACCCACGCATATTCACGATGGAAAAACAAATCACTGTATACTTGTGCATGATCAATAGAACTCATCACATATTTGTTTTCGTCAACATTCTGTCCCATCTGTTGTGCGAGCATCAATGGTTCCCTAGTCACTGCATCCATACAGGAATAGTGCCATGACCTATATCCTGATGATTTGAACAACTCGTGGAATGACGTGGTTGCAATCTTGTTCATTCCTATAAAATATACTTTCTTGTTAATCACTTCTTTCTCTTATACGGTTTCATTTTCTTCAATGGTTTAATTGGTTTCTTTCCTAATGGTTTGGGTAGTATCCCCATAGCCCTTAGTTTATGTTCGTCCCATATTTCAAAGTGCCATCCTCTATCCGCAACGTACTTCTCGGTTGCTGTCCACTTACTTATATTCTTAATATATGTCAGTGTTTCGTTGAGTACCTGTCTCCGAGGTCTTCCTTGTCCGGACTTAGGTTTGACAGTTTCTTTGTGTGGTTTGACTTCGATCAGTACAGTGCGTCCATCCTTATACTTGACCATGAAGTCCATGAAATAACGATGGGGACGCTTGTCAGTCTCGCAAATGTATGGTATAATAACCTCTTCACTTACCCAACCAACCACATTGGGATTGTCGTCACACCATATCATGACAGCCTTTTCCCATCCCGAACGATACACCACATTCTTGGGATCACCAAGATACTTGGATTCATTCCGGATTTTGTATTTTCCTTTGTAAGTTTTCATATAAATAGTTTTAAAGTTTTAAAGATTTTAACCTATTTATGGATCGGATAAATGCCTGATAATATATATGACGTAAAGGTCGGAGATAAACTCACTCCGGAACAGATTAGACTTGCCGCTGGTGGTGGTGCAAAACAACAACCACCGGCAGAACCAGTCGGAGAAACTGTGGGCGGTGAGGGTTCTATCAAACAACTCAGGTATCCATTAGATGATACTGATTACAAGGCACGGGTCATTTTCAGTATTAGAGAAGACAAACCCACCGGTAATTTTAATGTCTTTTCCAGGCAGACTAAAAAGTTGAAAGAAGACTTGAAAGCACTGGAGGGAAGGGTTGACGAACTTAAAGCCGAAGGTGATGAAGAAGGTTTACTAAAAAATATCGAGGAATCAAAAAAACTCACCGAACAAATAAGATCGTATGAAGGACTTGAGAAACAATCCAGTCAGACCAAAGAAAGTATTCCAATCACTACTAGTGCGGTCAGTTTATATCTTCCTATGGGTCTGGCATTCCGTGACAATGTAACCTACGAGAACTTCGATCTTGGTTCTACCGGTGCAACGATGGAAGCGGGTCTTGGATTCGCATCGTCTATGGTTAAAGGTCTTGGTTCATTTGTAAGTAATCTTACAAGTGGGGATAACAGTGACCTTGCGAAACTTGCAGGTGTCCAACTCGCATCACAGGCGGGTTCATTAGGTGCAGAGGCACAAGCAGCAGGTAAACTTGCAGGTGGTGTTACACTCAACCCCAATTCACGTATATTGTTCAAACAACCAAACATTCGTGAGTTTGCGTTCACCTTTAAGATGATTGCCAAGTCTAAGGATGAAGCAAGAGAAATAAGTGAGATCATCAAACTGTTACGGACAGAATTATATCCGGACGAGATTACTGCGGATATTGGTGCACCCAATCCAATATCATTGGGTTATAAATTCCCCAACAAATTCAACATTGTATTCGAATATGACGGACGACAGATTCCTGGCCTTGCCAAGATCAAACCGTGTTACCTTCGTGATGTATCGACAACGTATAACGCATCTCAAATGGCGATGCACTCTGATGGTAACTTCATGGAAGTTGATATGACTCTGAGTTTCCAAGAGACGAAAGCACTGGTACGTAAAGACGTATCTGAAGGAGGTTACTAATGTCTTATTTCTATAACTTCAGACCGACACTCTATAAGTTCGGTGATGAAACTTCACTTTCGGTTACGACCAATCTGACACAATACGTGGATATGATTGACCAGATAAAGACACGTGACCTATTTCTTTCGGATTATACTATACCTGTAAACGAAAGACCTGACCAAACTTCATTTCGTTTGTACGGTACCACAGATTACTACTGGACATTCTTTCTTGCGAATGATAAAATAAGAGAGAATGGTTGGCCATTGACGTTGAATGAAATCGACACTGCGTCACGGAAAAGATATCCGCACCGTATGGTAACGGTACAATTACAACAACAGGATGTGGTTGACTACTATGACGAAGACAACCAACCCATCTATCGTACTAAAATTATAGGTACTGCACCTGACCAATTCGAGGTTGGTGCTATCGTCACCGGTAACGTATCTGGTACGAAGGGTCAGATTATCAAGAGAGATCTATCTCTCGGTACATTTGTTATTGACACGATAAACGTAGTAACAACTTCGGAAGTTGCTGAACAAGTGGTGGTACCTAACTCTAACGGTATCATAGAAATAGAAAGAACAGATGTACAGCAAGCCGAAACTTACACCCAACCACTTACTTGGGTGTTATTGAAAGACGGTATTCAGTTGACCACTCCTGAAGTATCTTTAGACTTCTTCAAACGTAAGGCAACTATCACAGGTGTCGCATTCGATCCTACTTCGGAATACAAGTTGACCTATTATATCAATACCAAGAACTTGACTGATGGAACATTCCAGACCGGAGAAGAGTTGTCATATACCAATCCTGCGGGTACTGCGACCTCAATGTTGGTATATGGCGAACAACCTCAGTACTTAGGTACACATCACTACGAAGATGTCAATGGTAATTGGATTGATATAAATCCATTAGACCAAACTAAACCTGTAGGTGCAGTTGAAGTTACTATGAAAGACTATTTGGCGAATGAGAATGAGAGTCTCCGTCAAATCAAACTTATTAAACCTAATGCCATAAAGGGTATTGTGAATGAGTTTGCTGACTTAATGAGGCAATAATGGAAAGACAATCACAGTTTAAATATCAAACTGCGGAGATAACTTCGGATAGATTGACGGACTTTAAAGTTGATGTCCGTTCTTTGATCGTGGAGTTGGTGTTCTATGAGAATCTAGACAAACCATATATCTCAGGTCAAGTTGTGATATCTGATGACCAAGGTATATTTGATAGTTTGGGTTTCAGTGGTACCGACAGATTACATATCAAGATGTTGAGTGAGATGAGTAAGTCCGAATCCGAAGAAGTTGTTATGGATCGTTCTTTCTTGTTGACCGGTATTGATAACATCGTCAAGTCTTCTAACTCAGGTAACTCCTCGTTATACGTGTTCAGTTTTATGGATGAACATGCATTCGTGAGTAAGACCAAAAACATTTCACGTGCCATACGAGATGATCTGAATACCGAGATACTGAAATTATGTCAGAATGAATGTGGTAAGAATGTGGATCTTTCTTATGCAGGAGAGTCTGTTCAGAATAACTTCAAGGGTATTATCCCATACATGCACCCCCTCGAAGCCGCAACTTGGTTGACAGGTAAGGCAACTACTGACTTGGGTATGCCGTTTTTCTTGTATGCATCTATCCACGACCAGAACCTAAGACTAGGTAGTTTAGATAAGATGTTAGAACAACCTGCATGGAACAGAGAGATTCCTTTCTTGTTCTCTCCTGCCAATACACAGGCACAGGAAGAAGGGGGAGATGCTTCAATGCAATACTTCCAAGTCCAAACAATGAAGACTAGTAAGATGCAGAACACACTTAACCAACTTATGTCGGGTGGTGTGGGTTCATTATATACTGTCACAGATATTAGTAATGGTCGTACTACCGCACAACACTTTAGTTTAGATGCATTGTTACTGAAGGCGAGTGAGAATGGATTGATTAGTTATGCAAAACAAAATGTATATGACCCCTATTACAAATCTCCGGATTTCGTTGATGTGAACATCGAAGGGGATCACCTACATAATACTAATGCAAAGATATTCCATAATATCGTTTCTCGTGGTGTATACAGCGATAAGAAAAGTATTCATGACGAAGTAAGTCCTGCTATGTTTCTCAAGAAGATAGAGAACCTTGCATACCGAAATGCTATATTTAAAAACATGATGGACGTGACAGTGCCAGGGCCTGGTTTCATTGCCTCGGGTGGTTCTGTTGGTGATAAGATTCGTATCAATGTGTTGAATGATGATAACAATCCGGAAAGTCAAGACCAACTCGACTCCTTGAAGAGTGGTGACTTTCTTATTTACAATACAAGACACACCTTTAGAGATACCCGACACGATGTTGCAATGACGGTATTCAAACTGGAGAGAGGGCCGAACATTGATTAACTATTACGGTGATAAGGTTCGTTGGTTTGTTGCTGACGTAATCGATACCACTCCTCCTTATGGTTTGGAGGGTCGTGTACGTGTGCGTATCCACGGTATCCATAATCCGTCAACTCGTGAAGTACGACAGAATGATCTCCCGTGGGCACAGGTACTATTACCTACTACCGAAGGTGGTGTGTCCGGACTAGGTTCAACTCCAAGACTAGAGGCAGGTTCTCTTGTTTTCGGAATGTTTATGGATGGTACAGAGTCACAGGTACCTATTGTTATAGGTTCACTACCACGTACCGAGTATCCCACTGCGATTCAAAAGTCTATTGCATACGATGACTTACTCGAAAGAATAACACCTGACCAAGAGTTTTACAATCAAACCACAGGTTCTATTGATGAGTCCTCGGCCGCACTGAAGAATGAACTTAGAGACGAACCTCTCGATGAGTTTACTTCTAAGTTACGCAGAGATGTTGCCGTCAAGTTCTTCTTATCTACCGGATACAGTATCAAACAATCATGTGCAATCGTAGGTGCAATCTCCCGCACAAACAGTAGTTTCAATACCACATACACAAATGTCGGTGGTACCGGACTGATGGGTTGGAGTGATGTTAGGTTTACTCGACTGAAGTCATTCAGTAATGAATGGTGGCATTTCAGTACCCAATTATCATTCATAGCATATGAACTAAATACTACCCATGTAGATGCAAACATTCGCATTTTGAATTCTGACGTTATTGATAAGTCCAAACCAAAATCTTTGGGGAACATCATGGGTCGTCATTATGCACCTATTCAAGATGATTATAACAGTGAAGTAAAAAGAGTATATGAATTATATGCGAATAAGAAGGTATAGAAATGTCTGATCTCCAAACAATAAATTCGAATCTCAAGGCGAAAGCAACCGCAACTGCGGACTTGGATGTCCTCAATGCTCAGGTCACAAAGTCTCGGGATGCGAACCTACTTGACACTGCCACTGTACTCGGTACAAATGTTGAAGTTGATATCAATGGTTTCAAGAGTTTAGACAACAATCCCCAAAGTAATACTACCGGTTCATTGACTCAGGTACTGAGTACTGCATCAATCTATCCTAGTACAAATCCTTCTGATATGATAACTGATGTAGGTATTCCTACTATTACCGTGACGAATACAGCCACTCAGATAGAAGAATTTATCTTAAATGGTAATGGAGAACCTACCGAAGACTCTTCGGGAAACCCTATCACACAACTGGTCGATGGTGGATTAGTACCTACCGTAGTACAGACCGGAGAAAATGCACCAAGTACCGTTCCAGAGATTACTGAATCATTGACAGGTATCATTCCACCGGCAGAAACTATTACTATTGTTTCATTGGGTGGTTCTGCACTTGATGAACTTGCGGGTGCAATCGAAGACGCATCTGAACGAAAGGGTACTTTGTTGAGTTCTATCAAGTCAACTGCTTCTGCTGCAAAGGCAGGTGGTGGTGAACTTGGTGCATCAATAACCGAAGGTATCGGAAAGGTACAGGGTGCATTAGACGAAGTTGCCGATAAAGCGAAGAGTGGCGCATTACTAGATGAAGTTGCGGGTGCAGTATCCGCAGTCGAAGGTGTTGGTAATTCAGTCGCGTCTGCGGCTGCGAGTGCAGCAGGTACACTCACTTCCGCAATAGAAACTGGACTGAACGAAGCAAAGAATATAATTCAAGATGGATTCGGTGCAATTACAAATAGTATTGAAAGTGCAGTAACAGATTTGGTCAACACTTCTCTACCCGATATAAGTTTGGGATTCGGTACCGCACAGGATCTATTCGAAGATCTGACGGGTTCGGTAGGTAGTATTCTTACCGGATTGTTTGGTGCAGGAGAAGAACTTGACAAAGATTTCTTGTCTGGTATAATGAATGATGTTATGACTGGCGGAGATATAAATCTCACCAAAGCAACCAAAGCACTTTCACTAAAAGACAAGACCCTATCTCCTGAGTTAAAAGAGATTATCAGAAATACTGATGCAAATACCGTTGATGGGTTCAATAAAGAAGTCAAGAGTAAAGCGGCAGCTGCGAGAATATCTGATACCGAAATTCAGAACTTCAGTAATATATCCAATAAGATTGAGAATGCACTTGCACAGGTAGACACCACAATATCAGGAAGTGTTGTATCTGAAGCGGGTGATTTCTTCACTGAAGACTTAGACCTCCAAGAACTCGTGAAAAGATATTCCGCAGGTCAAATTAGAGAATTTTCTTACATAGACTCCAAAGAAGAACTTGGGTTGGAGTTTGTTAAAATGACTCGACAGATATCTGAAGTCGTGGTTCATGCAAGTGAGACATATACTAATGCAAACATTGGTGCCGAAGAGATTCAGTTGAGACACAACGATGCAGGACATCTTGGTATCCAATACCATCTAGTTATTAGACGTGACGGTACACTTCAACGTGGACTACCATTAGATAACGTTTCTGATGCAAGTGACATCAACCGACACAAGTTCAACTGTATTGATGTGTGTTTAGTTGGTGGCGTGAATGTTGCAACCGAAGCTGACAACCCTTTATTGAATTTGTCTGCAAGTTCTTTCACAATATCTCAGATGAAGACCTTAGAGTCTATTCTGGAAATATTCTATCAAATAGTTCCGGGCGGTCAAGTTATGGGACATAATGACATTGACCTCTCCTCTCAAGATCCATACTTTGATGTTATATCTTTTGTTGAAAATAAGTTTGGTAAGAAGAGTGTGTATGCAGATCCATTGACAGAAACATCATTAGACCGAAATGGTCTGAAACTGAAGAAGGCCGTATGACAACTACAACGAATAAAACCACGATAGGTGACAATCCGGCAATTGAAAATACCGAAGGTGTTCCAATTGATGGTTTCCAAGATCCCACCGGAGAATTTCCCAAGAGGGAATATCACTATGGGTCATCGATTAACCGTTCTGCCCGTGGACTCAAGGTAGAGAATCTTTATCTTGGAGGTGGTACCGAAGGGACTGACTTAGATCTTGAAGACCAAGAACCTTCTAGATTCCCCTTCAACCAAGTAAAAGAAACTGCGTCCGGACATATCATCTCCTATGATGACACTCCTGGCGGTGAACGTATTCTTATCAAACACCGTAAGGGTGCGGGTGTAGAAGTCCGCGCAGACGGGTCTGTAGTCATCTCTGCGGTCAATAACAAGGTCGAGGTTACTGGTGGTGACCAAACTGTTATTGTCGAAGGTAACGGTAAACTAGTATACAACGGTAACCTAAATCTAGAAGTTACCGGTGATTATAATGTCAATGTTGGGGGTGACTATAACGTCAACGTTGATGGTAACAGTAATACAGAAGTACGTAAGAACAAAAATACGACAGTTGGGTTGAATACCGACTATACAACTAAGGGTACTGCGGTAAACAAGACAGTCGAACATAGATCTGATATTGTTCTA